CAGATCATTAGCCCAGTAAAGCAGGTGAATTTCTTGCTTGCCTAGCCCGTTTGGGGGAAAGGGGGAAGTGTGCTTGGACATCGAAAAAACGATGGATGTAAAGCTAGTTGGGCGGGCAATCCGAGAAGGCTGGAACGTCGACAAAAAGGCGATCAAAGCGGCGTTAATGCAATGCTTGACCGATCCAGATTTGGCGATCGATGCGGCCAAGGTGCTACTTGCAGCGGACGCGATCGATTGCAAGCGAGAAGAGCTCGAAGAGAAAAGGAAAGCGGGTGAACAGCAGCGAAAACTTCAACTTCTTGAACTCGCTCAGCGTGTCTCAGTTGGAGACCTTGCTAGGATTGCATCCGACAACGGCATCGTTGGTCCATCATCCGGGGATGACCGAATCGGAAGCGGACAAGGCTAGGAAAGAGGCCAAGCGGGCCAAGCTTCGCGACATCCATATTTCCGCACCCCTAAACCCCTCTAGGCGTCTTGAGGCCGAGTCTGATTGTTCCCTTTGGCTCTCCACCTACTTTGGCTCCCAATTCTTCGAGGCCTGGACCTCCGACCGGCTAGCCATGATCGAGTCGATTATCGACGCGGCTAAATACGGCGGGGACCAAGGCATCGCAGGGCCTCGGGGCGAAGGTAAAACGACGTTAGCTATTCGCGTTGCGTTGTACTTGATGGTCCGGGGCCTATCGACGTTTCCCGTCGTGATTGGCAAAAACGCCGACAAGGCGAAAAAGGAAGTGCGTGACCTAGTCGAGCAACTGCAGCAAAACGACCTTTTCATCCAAGACTATCCAGAAATTGGCATTCCGTTTCAAGCTGTGGGCGGTTGGTCGAGTCGCGGTAGAATGCAGACTTGCGGCGGGCAATCTACCAACATCGTCATTGGGCCGGAGTTCTTTGTCTTCCCTACGATCAGCCGGGCTCAGATTCCCGATTGGCCCAAAGAAATCGAGCCATGTAGCAGGGGGCAAGTATTCTACTCCCTGGGAATCGACGGGGCGATTCGCGGCACCAAGTTCCGATCAGCTAGGCCGACGCTAGCGATCCTCGACGACATCGAAGACCGGGAAGCGGCGGCAAGCGAAACGATGATAGCCAAGAACGAAGAGATCATCGAGCAAGACATCGGCGGGCTAGGCCAGTCATCGGAGCGAATACCGCGGGTAATGCTTTGCACGATTCAGAATCGCAAATGTATTGCCTTTAAGTACACCGACCCGCGGCAGAAACCATCTTGGAGGGGCAAGCGATACCGCAAGCTTGTGACAAAGCCCGATAGAATGGATTTGATTGAGCAGTACATCGACTTACGCAAGGGACGCAAAGCCGACGACCCAGACGCTAGGGAAGCCTTTCGTTTCTGGCGTGACAATCAAGCCGAGATCGAACGCGGGGCCGTAGTCAGCAACCAGGCCAGCTACTCGCGCAAGACCCACAGCGACGGCGAACAGATGGAGCTCTCGGCAGTTCATAGCTACTTCAACAGGGTAGCCGACCGGGGGCAAAAGGCGGTATCGACCGAAGACGACAACGACCCACCAGAGGAAGCCGGGCCAATGGGGCTTGGCATAACTCCCGCTCTTGTCGAGTCTCGAATCAGCGGATTGGTCCGAAGGCAACTACCGGCCAATACCGTAGCCCTGACAGCGGCGATCGACCTGGGCAAGTATTACCTCCATTGGGTTGTTACGGCGTGGTGGCATGGTGCTGGGGGCGTTGTGGCCGACTACGGAATCCAGCAGGTCTACGGCACGGACAAAAGCATGGATCACGAAGCTAGCGAGCCAATGATTTATCAGGCCCTGCTATCGCTTCGGGATGAGCTTCTGCAGAAGGAATTCGTAGACACGACCGCAACGCGGCGGCCGATCGACTTTTGCTTAGTTGACTCAGGGGCCTTTACCAATGCGGCGTATTCATTCTGTCGCGAAGTCGGCGGGATCTTCCACCCGTCGAAGGGGCAAGACCCATACCATCGAAAGGCTAAGTCTAGCTCGGTTACAATCGCAGGGGCCAACCTGCACGCACAAAAGCTTCCATCGTCGAATGTTTGGCTCTACGAACTCGATACAAGCTATTGGAAGCAGTTTATCCACGAGCGATTTATGACACCGACCTTCGACGAATCAAACATGCTCCGGCGAGGGTCGCTTTCGGTCTTTTCGCTAGAGGAAGAAAAGCGGCATTCCCAGTACGCGCAGCATATCGCAGCCGAAGAGTTAGTCACCAAGTTCACTGAGGGTAAAGGGGCCAAGACCTATTGGAATGTCAAGGACAGCAACAACCACTGGCTCGACGCAACATACATGGCGGCGGCAGGGTCCGAAGCTTGCGGCGTCAAGTTGATTGCCCCAAGCGAGATCGAAGTTGCTCCAAAACATATCGGCGATGAGCCGAAACAAGCAAAGCCGGCTCAGCAAGCCTACAGGCACGGGCAGCAACGATTCAGGCAGCGACAAGGCGGATGGATTCCCAAACGAAGAGGGTGATATGAGCAAAAGAACAAAGCAGAAAACAAGCAAGCGGGAATGGGTGGATCCTCGGATTGACATCCAGCCAATTCAACCGCAAGAGCCGACGCAAACGCACCAGGAATTTAGCCAGGATGCTATTGGCAAAATGGCCGAATCTCTAGGAGTCCCTGCCGACCTACCAGATTACGAAAGCCCTAGCTATTCATCGGCCAGAATCCACATGCAAGCGATGAGGGAAGCTAGCGAGATCCCCATCCCCCGCGAAGACGAGGCAAGGCCCTGTACCCTATGCGAATCACGCCGACCGATCGGCAAAAGCTACTCAAGAGTCTATTGCACCAAAGCCAAGGTTCGCTATTGCCGATGCTCCTATTGCGGGCATACTTGGCCCCAAGAGCGTAAATAATTTGTAGCAGTGTACTAATGGAATAGTACAGGCATCTACCAAGCAACCGCAAGCCATGCAACTATTTACGCATGGCATCAGCGGCATCTATGTTGGCACTAATCGACGCAGCTATAGAGGCCCTCCTAAACGGGGGAGCGTCGCAGTATAGCATTGGCTCCAGGACTGTTACCAAGCTTGACCTAACGTCATTGTTCGAACAGCGAAAAGCGTTGTTGCATCAGGTCCAGCGTGAAAGCGGATCGGGCGGTATCTCCCTCGGGCGAATCGTGGGGGGCCGTCGATGATTACTCGATTTATTGATTCGGTTGTCTCGGCAGTTAGCCCAATCGCAGGATTGCGACGGCAGCAAGCACGCAAGGCCCTTGCGCGATCCTACCAAGGGGCCGAACCATCGCGGGTAAGCAGCAACAGACACCCGAAGAATCTACCAGCCGACCAAGAGCTTATGGGCCCATTCGGGGCTGACCGTCTCAGGGCAGAGGCAAGGCGGCTGGTTAGAGACAATTCCTACGCATGGGGCGTTGTAGATACCATCGTTTCTTCGGTTGTCGGTGCTGGCATCCAAGCCCAATCGACCTTCGAGACCCCCGAAGGCGATGACATCGAGGACATCAACGACCTACGCGATAAGGCTTGGTCCGAGTGGTCTGAAGTCGCGGATATCAACGGGCGGCTTACCCTCGAAGAAATCCAAATTATCGCCCTTCGCGAAATGGTCGAAGCGGGCGAGGTTCTAATCAGGGTAGTCAATCTACCATCAACGGAATACCGGGGCATCTCTCGACCGATTCCGATGGCCCTTGAAATCATCGAGGCCGACAGGCTAGCGACCGATCGAGACACCTACACGATGGGCATCGATCGCGGCGATGGTACGCGGGTGATTCGCGGGATCAAGGTTGATGAATCAGGCAAGCCCCTTGCCTATATGATTTATGACGATCACCCCTTGCAGCCCTACGCAGTCTCAAGGACGCCGAAGGAAATCCCGGCCAGGGAAATCATCCATCTATTCAGGCAAGATCGAGTCGGACAGACGCGGGGCGTCACTTGGTTCGCTCCAGCATTGGCGTCCATTCGCGACCTTGGAACGTATCTCGACAACGAGCTCCAAGCCTCGGCTATTGCGTCTTGCTTCACGGCGGCAATCAAGACCGAAACGCCATTGGGCAGACTAAGCGACCCAGAAGCGGGCGACGGGACAGACCGGAGGGGCAATCAAGAGCGATACTTGGAGCCGGGGCTAGTCTTCGAACTCAACCCGAATGAGTCGGTTGAGGTTATCAACCCAACGCGACCGAACACTAGCGCGGGTGAATGGACCAAGGTTATCCTTCGGGGTATCGCGGTAGGCACTGGGCTATCCTACGAGGTTGTAGCTCGGGACTATTCGCAAACCTCCTACAGTTCGAGCCGGACAAGCCAACTCGAAGATCGTCGGCGGTTTCGCATCATTCAGAAGTACATTATTCGGCACTTGCTACAGCCTGTTTGGGATCAGTTCTGCACCAGGGCGGCCATTACTGGACTAGAAGGATTCCCCTCGTCGTTTGACATCCTAAGCGATCGTAGGCGGTTCACCCCTGTCGAATGGCAGACACCTAAATGGGAATGGGTCGATCCGGGCGTTGAGCAAGTCACAAGCGAAGCGGGCATCAATTCATTCACGGCGACCTACTCCGAAGTCCTTGGGGCCCAGGGGCTCAACTTCCGGACGGTCTTCTACCAGCGGGCCAAAGAAAATCGATTGCTTGCCAAGCTTGGCTTGCAGACCCCGGAACAGCAACAGCTAGCGATTTCGGCGGCTCAAACTCAAGGGGCGACAGAAACCCAACCAGCGACCGGAAGCGGCGAAATGATGGGGCTATCGACGCTCCAATTCAACCGCAACCGCAAAGCCATTGCCAAGACCCTCAACGAGCTTTCCAGCGGGGCTATCAGCGAAGCGGCGGCCAGGGTGTTCCTATCGTCGGTCGGCATGAGCGAAGCGAGCGTACAGGCCCTAATTGACGACGCAAAAGACGGATCAGTGGACACGCTACCGGCTGAGGTGACAGCATGAACAAAAGCGACCTAATCAAGCGACGCAAGGAACTTGACGCAAGACACCAAGCCAAGCCTATCGAGGGCGGTTCGATTGTTCGCCAATTCGGGACCGTGAAAGATGGCCGAGCGGTGATTGCGACCGAAACGCCGATTGACATCTACGACCAGGATCGCGGTTGGATCAAGCAAGTATTGCTCATGGATGGGGTCCGATTCCGCAACGACAAAAAGCAGTTGCCTATCGTCGACAGTCACAACGACAAGACCGTACGCAACGTCTTTGGCTCGATTCGCAACATCGTTATCGAGGGCGATGAGCTTTTGGGCCTGCCTGACTTTGCAAGCGATCCAGACTCGCAGATTGTCGCAACCAGATACACCGAAGGCCACTTAAACGACTTCTCAATTGATGCCCAGATTCTTGAACGTCAATTCGTTCGAGAGGGCCAAACGTACACCACCCGACAAGGCAAGGTGATTGAGGGGCCAGCGGAAATTGTTACCGCATGGGAACCCCATAACGCTTCGATTTGCGCAACGGGCGCAGATCCGAATTCTACTGTTCGCAGGTCTTACGACCAGGAAAGGGTTGAGAGAATGGACGAAAGCCTAATGGCAACGTTGAAGGGTCTCGGGTTGCCTGAGGGCATGACCGATCCAATGCAGATCATTGTTTACCTCGCAGGCAAAGCGGCAGGCCAAGCCGGATCTGACGCGGCTCCGATGGGGCAAGTCGAATCGATGGCCGACAAGCCCGAAGAAACCATGCGGGCCGAAGAAAAGCCCGAAGACGCCATGCGAATGGAAGACACCGAAAAGAAAGTCGAAGCCGAAGTTGCAAGGCAACTTAAGGCCGACGCCGACCGACGTAAAACAATCGTTTCCAATTGCATAGTTGCAAAGCTTGAGCGAAGCTTCGCAGACTCTTTGGTTGACGATCCATCCGTGACCGTTGAAATCGCTCAAGAAAGGATCATCCGAAAGATGGCTTCTCAACCACTAGGCGGGGCCGTCGAGGGCTCCAGTTTCAGCGTGACCGAAAGCGAGCATGATAAATTCATGGCTCAAGCTTCGGCGGGCTTGGTGCAGCGATGCTTCCAAGGCCAGATCAAGCATCAAAAGGCCCCAGACGTTCAAGGCGCGGAACACTTCCGCAACCTCGGACTCTATCGGCTTGCTGAGGCTTGCGTAAGGCGAATGGGCGTCAATCCAGAGCACCACAACAAAGGCGATATCGTTCGCATTGCAATGGGCCACCCGGGGATTGCCGGCCGACTGAATATCCGTCGATCGAATGACGTTTACCACACCAGCGGATCGTTCTCCAGCCTGCTTTTGGATGCGGCCAGCAAGACCCTCACGGCGTCTTATGTCGAGGCCCCATACACTTGGGACCAATGGGTAAGGCAAGCCCAGTCGGTTGACGATTTTAAAAACATCAACCGAATCAGCCTTGGCGAATCGCCAAACCTTGAGGTTGTTCCTGAAGGCAAAGACTACCCAGAGGGCAAGGTTGTTGACCAACGCAAGTCGTACAAGATCGAGAAGTACGGCAAGGAATTTACCGTCACTTGGGAGACGGTTATCAACGACGACCTGGACGCACTTTCGCGCATCCCAGCGATGCACGGCTCGGCGGCTCGACGAACCCAGGAAAAAGCAATCTACGATGTCTTCCTGTCAAATCCGTTGATGCCCGATGGTTTCAATTTGTTCTCGGCATCGCACACCTCCGGGACTAACCTTTCGGGCGGTGCAGGGGCTCCAGCCAAGGCGACCCTTGACAAAGCCTTTGAGGTGATGGGCAAGCAGAAGGGGCTCAACAGCGACGTCTTCCTCGGGCTCACCCCGTCGATACTCTTAGTGCCTTTGGCCTACGCAGGGACAGCATTGGAGCTTGTCAATTCGACGGCATCGGTCGAGAGCGAGAAGAATAGCGGCGTCTCGAACCTTTACGGTCGCGGCGGTGCTCGGCAGTTGCGAGTTGTTGCAAGCCCATACCTGGACGCCAACAGCGCGACCAACTGGTATGCAATCGCGGATAACAGCTTGATTGACACGGTTGAAATCAGCTTCTTGAGTGGCGAAGAATCGCCGGTCTTGGAGTCTGATTACAACATCCGAAACGATTCGTACATCTACACCGTTCGCCAATCGTTTGCAGCGGCGGTAATCGAGCATCGCGGCATATTCGCAAATCGTGCGTAGTGTCGATTGAAATTTAGCCCCTGGGCGATTGCTTGGGGGCTTTTTGGGACGGCAACAAAATTCACAATACAGGAATATAAGAACATGGGCGACATGCGTGACTTTCAGATTTTTTACGACGATTTCAACGGGGCGGTAGCCACGTTTCCAACTTCGGCAGACCCGGCTATGGCTTGGCTTGTTGATGACACCTCTTCCTCTGGGGCTCCGACCTATTCCAAAGGGACTAGCGAAGCTACCCTAACGCTTGCATCCACCAGCGAAGTCGAGAACGTTTGCTTGCACTTCAATGACGCACTCGACTTTGACATCGACTTGATCCAGCGGCTTGAAATGCGGGTAAAGATCGGGGCGGCTACCTTCACCAGCGGCTCAATCCTCTGCTTCGGTCTTGGCTCGGCTCGAAACGATACCGCCAACGATGTTGCGGCCAACGCATGGTTTCGCATGGAAGGGGCAAACAGCACAACGCTTGTTTACCTCGAAACTGACGACGGGGTGCGAGACAACGATGACATCTCCAGCGGCGTGACGCTCGGGACCACGTACAAGGAATTCGTGATTGACTTCACCGGCGGCAAGAGCGATGTCAAGTTCTACATCGACGGCCAGCGAGTCGGCGCGACAACCACCTTCGATATGAGCGGCTACTCCTCGGGATTGCAACCGCTTGTTCAGTTGCAAAAATCGTCCAGTGCCAACGTCGATTCGGTTGTTGTTGACTACTTCAAGGTGACTTGCAAGCGAGCCTAATCCGTGAGCCTTCACGATACCATCATCGAGGATGCCAAGACGGTATTCGCCAACCCGCAAGACTTCGCCGAATCGATCGTTTACTACAAGCGAAACGGTCGGTCGAGGAAGATCAACGCGGTAGTCGAGCGAGAGGATTCTTTGCAGCTACCGGAAGCCTCTGACCTAGTAACTCCGCTTTTCAGGGTCAGGGCTCCGAACGATGAAGCCGAAGGTATCGCAAGCGATGAATTAGACCTCGGCGGGGATCAGATTGGACTATCCCCCCGAGTCGGCGAACCGGTTGAGCGGCGGTCTATTGTTCGGCTTGTTGAGCATGATGAAGGGATGTTGGTTTTAGAGTGTCGTTAGCCATCATTGAGTTAATCGCGGTCGAATTGGAATCCAGGCTATCGGCTATGGTTGGCGATTCGACTACGTACCCAACCGATGTTCAAGAGGTAAAGCGACCCACTCGATTTGCCAACTACACGCCGATCGATCGCCAAATCATCATAACTCAGGGCGTCCAAAACGAGGTTCCTGAGCTATCCTGTCCGGGCAATCCTCCGGCGGTTGCCTTGGCTCAGCAGTTCAATATCCGTCTGGTTTTGATGCCCTCAGAGCGAAGCCAAGACGCGATCGACACGCTACTAAATCAATTCGGGTCAGATGTTCGCAAGTGCATCTGCAACCCGGCTAGTTCCTGGCATACCTTCGACGGGAACGCTTTGTTTGCTACCTTTGGGACCAAGATCAACTTTACGTCCGATGGCGGTATCGACGGGGCAAACATGCAGTTGATCGTGACCTATCGAGTCGATGAAGACGATCCGACGGTGAGGCGATAACGCAATGATAATCGACATCCAGGCGCACGAAGAAAAATCGAAGCTAGCAGCCGAGCGGGTAATCAACTACGCCGACGGAATAGAGAAGGCTTTTAGCAATCGCATCGAGGAAGCTACCAAGGAAACAAGGCGGCGGACAGAACGCGAAATACGAACAGCGATGGCCGTCGAAAGGGTTGAGGAATTGAGGGCCTTTTGCGTCGACGAAAAGATAATCGACAACGTGCTAGCCAAGGAATCGATTCTAAAAATCGACGATACGTTTACCGTTCCGCTTCGGGCGTTTAAGGCTAGGCAAACGGTTGAAGGGGTCGAGATTGAATTCGTTCGAGGCACCCCGGCAATGGTATTCGACGGGGCTTTCGGGCCGAAGATCGCCAAGCTAGGCAGGAACATTTACAAGCGGCTCGGACGGGCTCGATTTCCAATCCAGAAACTAAGAGACTTGCAAGCTACCAAGATCGAGGGCGTCAAAGATGCTTTTGATCGCGGGGCGGCTCAAGCTAAATCAATAATGGTTCGCAAGCTCAAAGAAGCCAAACAGGACGCAAACGACATACTCGGGAGAGACAAATATGCTACTTAGAAAAAAGACCGTTTTGGGTGCCAAGATTGAATCGACCGTAGGCACAGCCGAAACCATCGCGGCAGCCGATTGCACGGTCAATGCTTATGACCTTATGATTAACCCGGAGTTTCCTTTTGAAGAAAGGCAAGGCCAAGGCGGATTCGGTCGCTTAACCTCGATTCCAGGGGCCAGAATTGGCCGGGCTACATTCTCGGTTGATCTAGCTTATGACGGCTCGGCAGTTCCGGCATGGGCCAGCACTTTCCTGCCTGCTTGCGGCGTTGTGCTTTCAACGGCTACTTGGTTTCCTAAAACCGAAGTTCCGGCATCGGGCAGCAGCGTAAAGACTCTCACCATTGCGGGGTTCTTCGATGGGGTGCGGCGGCGTATTTACGGGGCTGTCGGCAATGCCCGGTTCGTCCTGCCGACCGGGCGAATGGGCCGGGTTGAATTTGATTTCCAAGGGGTCTACGACGACGAAGCAGACGCGGCAATCCCATCTTCGATCAACTACGTCAACACGCTACCGCTTCGTGTTGCAGGCGGTGCAACGTCTTGGGCGTCGACGAATATCTGCCTTGAATCGGCAACGATCGATCTAGGCAACGTGATTACCGCTCGGGAATGCTCGACCTCGGCGGCAGGCGTCGATAGCTTTGTTATCACGGATCGCAATCCGCGAATCACTGGCAATCCTGAATCCAAGTTGATTGCCACTCAAAACCGATACAGCCAATTCCGCGACGGGACAGAGGCAAGCCTATCGTTTACTATCGCGGGACCAACAACCTCAACGCTTGTCTTCGCAATGCCCAAGGCTCAGCTAGTAGCCAAGCCAATGGGTGAGCGGAACGGCATTATGACCGATCAACTCGAATGGCAAGCCAACAAAAACGTAGACGCTTCGGATCAAGAATTCTCAATCGCTTTCAACCATGCAGCCTAGTACATTTACAGACAAAATTGACGGGTGTGACATCGAGTTTACCTTGAATCGCCTGAAGTTCCGAAAGACCGAACAGGTCCTGGGGCTTATCAGCGACTTCAGGGAATCGACCGAACCAAAGAAACAGATGGCAGCAATCCGCGAAGCCGTCTCAATTTGCTTGGCCGGTTGGAGTCTCGACAAGCCCATAAGCGATTGGGATGAAGAAATTGAAGTTGCCGACGCGGTAAAGCTTGTTAGTTGCTGCCTACGCGGCAATTCGGCTAGCGAAGGTGATAAAAAAAAATAAGGACAGCCGCATTTATCCGATGCGGCGAACTATGCAAGTCTTGCACTCGAAACCAATGCAACAACAAGCCAAGCAACGACCTCCCGTTGATGCTAGCTTGTCCAGGTTGCGACGAATCCGGGTGCGATGCTTGCGAGGGTCGAGGGTATTTTGAAATCAACGATTGCCCGAAGGATTACGTAGGGCATCGAGTCAGTACAGCGGCTAACCTTGCGGCTTGGGTCTCGAAAGGGGTCTTGCCAGAGGCGGGCGGGATTTACGATCAAGACGCTTGGTTTGTTTCGGTGCAAAACGCACTCGAAGCCGACGTGAACCGAATCGAAGAGCAAAGGCGCAAAAATGGCTGACGTAGAGGTGACACTTGGAGCGAAAAACGAAGCTTCGGCGGTGTTGCGTCAATTCTCGGCAGAAGTAACGCAAACGGCTCAGCAAGTCGAGTTTTCGATCCGTGGGCTAGCCCAATTGGCAGGCGTGACGGCAGCGGTGATTGGAATCGTCGAAGCGGGGCGGGCCATTGTTGGCTTTGCATCGGCATCGGTCGCAGCGTTCGACGATTTGAACCGATCATCGATCAAGCTTGCCGAGACCGTCGCTCTAATCCCAGGGGCAGGCAAAGCGGCATCGGATGAGATGGTCAAAGTTGCCAATAGCCTTGAGCGAATGACCAACGTAGATTCGGGACGCATCCAAGACCAAATGGCCCAGGCATTGCGGCGCGGTGCTGGTGTTGGCGATATCGAGGACATGGCCGAAGCGGCTCTTGGGTTATCGCGGGTGTTCGATCGAGACTTGTCCTCTGCGATGCGGATGGTTGAGGACGCAACAAAGGGCAACTTCGGGGCGTTCGAGGGGCTTATTCCCAATATCAACGAACTAGCCACAACCGAAGAACGGCTTGCGGCGGTTAGTGAATTGGCCACCAAGGGCTTGCTAAATAAGGCCGACTCGGCAAAGTCGGCGTTAGAAGCTAGCGAAGCCTTGAACGTGGCTACGAAAAACCTTTACGAGTCAACTGGGGCTTTGCTTGCACCCATCCGGGATGTTGTCTATCGAGGCTTTGCGGTGGCCTTCGAGTACATTCAAGCCTCAATGATTCCGGCAATGGATGATTTTGAGCAACACGGAAAGCAGATGGCCGATTCTTCGCAGGAATCGGGATTGAGAATTGCCGAAGGTTTTGTAACCGGGTTCACGGCGGCAGAGATTGCGATATTCCGGTTTGAAGACGTTATGGAATCGGTTTCGGCGTCGATTCTGTTGAGCGTAAACCGCATCGCTAACGATTCTGTTTTTCGATTCCAGGAAATGGCGGTTCAAGCCTCTTGGTTAGTTGAAAATATCGGGGCCATTACGGCTGTTGTGGCGATGGGCAAGACTACGTTTGCCGAAGCCTTTCAGGATATGCCATCGTTCGGCGAAAGGGTGATAACCGAAACAGAAAAGAGCTTGCAAGCAATCCTCGATGAATCGGTTGGCGGGCTTACCGAAGATTTTGACTCGAAGATCCGAGAGCGGCTAGCAGCATTGCAAGACGCAATGAAACTAGAAATTGGCATTGATTTGAAGCCAAGAGCCGGGGCGGCTAGTGCGTTGCAGGACCAGATTCGATCGCTAACTGCCTTTGAATCGCGGGTGCTTGTACGAGGCCAAACGGATAGCCCAATCGATAAGCTAATCAAGAACACGGCAGAGGCTAGCAAGCTGCTTTCGAGCATCGACGGAACGCTAAAGAGCCCAACGGAAGCCCCGAAGGAACAATTCCAGCTACAGGAGATCCGCTAGATGCTCAACGATAAAATCTACAGCGTTGATCTTATGTGGTCCGGTCTCGGCGGCGATATTTCGATTACCGACAACTTCCGGCGGGCCGATGCGCGTTTACAAAAGGTCTATCAAGTATTTACAACCCCCGACGCAACCTTAAACGACGTTTTGCAAGCCCCCGGAATTCCTGCGGCTGGATCGTCATTCGGCAACGGGTTCGATTTTGTGTTCGCAGTCCAGGCAAGCCCGAAAAGGCAAAGCCCGGTTTACTGGATCGTCACAGTACCCTATGAAGGCGAAGTATCCTTCGGCTCGGGCGGTCCACAGGGTAATCAAAACAACGGCGTACAAAGCCCATTGCTAGCCCCCGCGATTATTGATTTTGACGACGTAGAAGAGGAGCTAGAAATCGATGAGGATTTCGACGGCAATCCTCTGGTGACAGCCAACGGCGAACCCGTCAACGGCATTCGGCGTAAGTTTGCAGACCAAACCGTTACGATTCAAAAAAACATGCTGACGTTCTCAAGCTACGTTCAGGGGAGATACCGTCATTCGGTCAACTCCGATACTTTCCTAACGTGGCCAGCGGGTACGGCGAAAATGCAAAAGCTCCGAGCCAAGGCGGTTGCCTCCCCCGAAACTCCCTTCGGCGGCTACTACCAAGTTACGGCTGTAATTCAATTCCGCTACCCCTACCGAACTACACCGGAAAAGGCGTGGCATTCGCGATCGCGCCATGAAGGGTACTATAAGCGGGTTGAACTACCAGGGCCTCCAGTCAACGGGGTTCAGCCTACGGCAATCGTCCGAGCAACCAGGGCAGGCGAACCAACAGCCAAGCCGGTGCTACTCGACGAAAAAGGATTTCAGCTACCCGACGTAGATCCTCCGGCGCAGCAAACAGCGTTTTGGCAGGAAAAAAAGCTTTACGAACCACTAAGTTACAACGCACTAGGACTATTACCATAAGGCCAACAAAATGAGCACAATTCAAAGCGTCATTCTCCAGATTCCCGATCGATCACTGACCAACAACGACATTGCAGGCAATGCGAATATCGAACCATCGAAGCTAGGGCAAAAAGTCTTAGCCGAATATGTGGTCCCTGTTGAAGCCTTTAAGACGCATGACGCAGTGGCAAGCAATCTGCCCGCAGCGGCAGCTAGCGACGATCTAGGGCTAGTCTCAGGCACTTGGTTGACGAATCCGGCGAGGATCACGGCGGGCGATTGCAAAAACCTAGGGGCCACAACGCGGAGGGCCTATTTTTCAATTCCGATACCGCCGAATTATGACGACGGAGAAACAATTCAAGTCCGAATCCGGGCAGCGATGGAAACTACCTTGGCGTCGACCTCTTGCACGATCGATCTAGAGGCCGTGGTTGGGTCAAGCGGAACGCCCACAGCGGATTTGGTAACTTCGGCGGCTCAGTCGATGAATAGCCTCACAGCTGCTGATTTTGACTTCATGCTAAACTCGGCTAGCGTAAACCCAGGGCAGTTGCTTGAGTGTCGCTTGTCGATTTCGTGCAATGACACCGCGACAGCTACGGCGGTGACTCCAGCGATCTACAAAGTGTCCCTACTCGCAGATACCAGGGGCTAAGCGTGGCTCAAAAGGATATCGGGTACTACAGTCCAACCCTTGCGAAACGGATTCGCGATAATTCGTTCGCTTGGGAACGCGAAAGGGCGGCAAAGCCGATCGAGATTCGGCAATCGACCCCTGACCCGATTTACTTTTACAACGCATCGACCGAAACGATACCGGCTTACGGTTGCATCCAAAAAGTCGGCATGGAAACCATCGATGGGCAGTCGGTCCTCAAAGTCGACAGGCCGATCGATTACACCGCTTCGGTGATGGGTCCGTTTTTGCTCAATGGGCCAGCGGAGGTAGCGGCAAACGGGCTCGGCACGGCTCAATGGGGGCCGATCTACCGTGCAAAGAAAGACTCAGCGACCTACTCGACCGGTACGCGAATGGGGCCGGTTGAATCGTCGTTCGACCTGTCAAAAGGGTGCCTTTTTTCTTACATCGGTGACGACGAGCAAGGGGACGATCTGATTAAGGTGATTGCTTGCGAGACGCCATTGCTTGCGGTGGCAGGTTCGGGTATCGGTGCGAATACGAGCGGGACCGTGACAGCTAAGCAACCCGCGAGCGGCAATTGGACGGCAGGGACAGTAACCTATACGGCATGGAATCCTACAGGCGTGGCGATCGCTTCGGCGGCTAGCGTCCTGCTGTTTCCGGTCGATGCCAAGTGGCTTGCAGTGGAGTTGTGCTAAATGGGCGGTGTAGGTCGATGCTGTTGCACTTGCGAATGCTTGGCGGTCGAGGATTTGCCGACCGTTACGATCAGCGGCTACACCGGCGGCGGTTGGACCGGCAATTGTTGCTATGAACAGACTTTCACGCCGAACGCTACGCCGAGTTGGTCGAAAAGTTGCAGTTCTTTACTTTACGAAGGCTCAGTACTCCAAGAATGCACAACGCTTCACACAAGGCAGGGCAGAGGCAGCTATCGCGGCTTTGAGTATGGACCCTTGGGCGGCGATTGTAGCGACGTTCCAGAGGACTACTGTTGCGGTGGCAGCTACTCCCCAATAGCCGAAACCCAAAGCACGGCGGCATATACCGACAATGCTTTTATGGCGGTTTGGCGCAGGCCAAAAAACATCATCGTTCGGATTAGCCAAGAGGAAGTTGACTGCGAAGGCGTTGAGGGTCAAACCGGCGGGTGTAAAATCGTTATCCGGTCTCGATTCAACTACGAATACGAAACGGCGATCTATCAAAACGGCTTAACCAGCGGATCGCAAACGGTGACGATGCTCAATACCGACTGCTTTGAGGTAAACCCGGATTACGAAATAACGATAGGGGCGGGCAGTCCGATCACTTGCAGCGACGTACCAGCCGACCCACCGCCTTTTAGCGGCTCGAGTTTATGCCGAAACTCAGGCGTGTTCGGCTTTGATCGAGTTCGATACTATGACGAAATGCCGACCGGGGCGATACAATTTACAAATGCCGAAGTCCCTGGTTGCCAAGCTAGCTCCTGCAATTACGAACCGTACAACTACGCAAGCTCGGTTTGCGTTAACTCACCATCTAGCCCATCTGCCCTTACGGGGTGCTTTTTCAACGAGCCTTGCTACTGTACCGATGAGGTGACTTCGGGCGGGCCTATCATCGAGTCCGAAGCGGAAAACTGCTTTAATGACGGGCTAGGGGTAGAGCCAAACGTGACGGATATCGACGGATGTTTTGACGACCCTTGCATCCCGGCGGTATCTTGCACGACGAATTTAACGATATGCGCGACCCCTGAATATGAATGCCCAGGCACGGCGTTTTCGGTGAACTGCCTAGACTTCCAGATTAACCCAGAGAATGAAGCGACTTGCTTCAGGCCCGGCGTAGGATTTCCTTTTGGGGGTTTCTTGGCTTGCGGTTGCGCGATCAGCGTAGGCGGTGCGGGCGAAACAGAGCCTCCTTATTTTGATACATCGGATTGCTTTATTGGCAATTGCAACCAGGATTGCTGCGATTTTCTCGACGATTGCGAATGTTGCCTGCCCGATGGCCGATGCTTGCCTAAGTTCGGCAAAAAATGGAATCAAACAGTTACAGCCCACACTCGAACCCAGACGTGCTCGGGTTTTTCAAGTCAATCAGTCTGTACAGGTGCTCCATCGTGGACAATCAATCTAGCCTAAATATCAACATGGATGGAACGCCGTTTACCCCAGGGGCTGCGCCACAACCCAGGACGTTCACGATCACGATGCAGGGCGACCCACCGCCGACGATCAGCCAAGAGCAAGTCAACGCAAAGCGGATCGAGCGAACAATCAAACAAGGCCAATTCGCTTGGGCCAAGCTCCATTCCTATCGCGGTTGCGATCCTCAATGGCTCGATATCTGGCAGTACCTCATTCCCCAGCGGTGCGATTGCAAAGACGGCTACCAGCGGATCCTTGCCGAGATCCCCCCCGACTTCACCTCCCCCGAAGCATTTTTTGCATGGGGTGTTGCACTTCATAACGCCGTCAACGCGAAGCTTGGCAAGCCCGAAATCACGATCGACGAAGCCTACTCTATTTGGAGGAAATCAGATGGGGTCACCACCGAAAACAGCGGGACGAATCTACCTTGAGGAACTTTGCAAAAAGTTCCCTGATGCGCCGAACATTGGGCTAGCTAAGCGGGCCAAGCAGGAAAGGCCAGAGGCGTTTGCGACGGTCGACACCGCAAGGAGCATGATTCGCAACATTCGCGGAGCTATGGGAAAAAAGAATCGCAATCAAGCGACCCAGCTAAGGCCAAAGGGTAAAGCAGGCCAAGCCCCAAAGATGCCCCCGTCGTTAGCGGAACCCTGGGTTCCGATCGAGCTCGACTGCAAGCGATGCGGGATAATCTCGGACGTTCATATTCCCTATCACAGCGAAGTGGCTTTCGAGGCGGCGGTCCAGTCCCTTAAGAAATCTAAGATCGACACGCTACTAATCAACGGGGACTTTGCAGACTTTTACCAAGTCTCCAGGCACCAGCGAGACCCCAACCATCGAAAGCTATCGACCGAATTGAAGCTGGTAATTGAGGGGCTTGAGTGGTTGCGATCGGAATTCCCAAAGCAAAAAATCATCTACAAAATGGGCAATCACGAGGAGCGCTGGGACCATTTTATCTGGAATCGCGCTCCTGAGATTTACGACCTAGCCAATGTTCGACTCGATGAGCTATTGCAGCTCAAGCGGCTTAAAATTGAAATGGTCGGAGACAATCCGATTATGCTCGGCAAGCTTCCGGTGCTTCACGGTCACGAATTAGGCAAGTCGATTTTCAGTCCGGTCAATCCGGCTAGAGGGGCATTTCTTCGGACCCATCATAGGGTTTTGGTCAGCCATAGCCACCAAACATCGAATCACACGGATACCGATATGTTTCATTCTATGACCCCTACTTGGTCAATGGGGTGCCTTTGCGATATGACGCCGAAGTACGCAAGGGTAAATCGATGGAATCACGGTTTCGCGATGGTCGACGTTTCCAGCGATGGCAATTTCAACGTAAGCAACTACCGCATCAATCGACGCGGGGAAGTGTGGAGCGCGTAGTGAAAGCCATTATCCGCAAGCAAACCTGGACGATTCGCGACGACACTAGGCCCGATGAATTTGGCTATTGCGACCTTGAAGGCGATCGGGGCCAGCCTAGGACGATCGGCATCCGATCAGGGCTCGATGAAGGGCAAGACCTCGATACAACGCTCCACGAATGCCTTCACGCAGCGATGCCCGACTTGTCGGAGGATGCGGTGACGGAAATAGCTAGCGACCTAGCCAGGGTGCTTTTGGCTAGAGGTTTCGGGCGATCCTAGCCACCTAGCCAAAAAAACCACAATCTTTTTTCCCTGCGTTTTCGTTGGCGAAACGTATGTTTTGGGAAAAACTTCGATATCTTTTTGGATAAAGGTGTTGATCTTTGTTTGGTGGGTCGATTAAGATACACACGTCGGAAGCAAACGAGACTGACGACGCAACGCAAACCAGGAATGAAAAGATGAACGCAGCACAAGCCAAAATGACCCAGTACGCCAAGTCGCAAACAACCGAGACCCTCATCGACGCACTCAAGAAACTGAATTGCGACTACCGCCCAGAGGCGATTATTGCAAGCACTTTCATTACCAGGGAGCTTGCGGACAGGATGAGCTACGCTGAGTTTCTTGAGCTTATGCAATGGTGCGAGGCTGAGCTCGACGCATTAGCCTAACCCACTGACTTGGCCGGGGGGAATGGGCCTCCCGGCTTTTTGGAAAAACTTCCACATCTTTTCCAAAAAACCTGTTGATCTTTAATCCCCTGCCCGATAATATACACACGTCGGCAACAACGCTGACGCAAACCACTAACCGGAGACGATACGATGCAAACGACGATTCGAATCGAAGACGCAAACAACGAGACGCAAACCCGAGGCGTATTCAAGAACGCCGACGGAACTTACACCGCGATGACCTTCACCCAGAGCAAGGACTTTAAGACCCTCAGGGGTGCTCAAAAGTGGCTCGAAGCTCGAACCGCACGCTAACCCACTAACCAGCCACCAACGGCGAAACCCTTCGGGGTCTTTTTACTCACACTTTTTTGGAGACGATGAACGATGACGATAAGCGAACTGATTGAACGGCTCGAAGAATACCGCGACGAAATTGGCGGTGATACCGAAGTCCGATTGATGACCCAAGAAAACTGGCCCTTTGAAAATTCGATTCGCGGCTTGTGCTCGGGTAAAGAGATTAGCGAATGGGGCGACAGCGATGACGATGACGATGACGATGACAGCGACGGCGATTCCGATCCATCGGTGGTTTACATCGTCGAGCAGGACCAGCTTGGCTACGGGACAAAGCGAGCATGGGACGTTGCGAGACGATGAAACCCTGCACAAAATGCACCCTTGCCAAGCCCCTCTGCGAGTTCCGGCGATCCAACCGGACCAAGGACGGGCTAGACACTCAATGCCGATCCTGCCGAGCGGCCAAGGCCAAGACGGCAGAGGCCAGAAACACGCCTTCGACGCGGGCTAATTGGGCACGCGGGACGATGGCAAACTTACACTTAACTGAGAGGGATTATTCGTGAAGAAAACAGACGGCGAACTACTCGACGATATCCGGCAGGCGGCTTTAGCGATCCGTGACGCAAGCGATGAAATCCCCCTAGTGGGCTCGATGACGATCGCGGAGATACAGCGGCTAGAAAGCTACGGCAACGCTCTAGCGATTTTTTGCAAGCTTCTGCGGCAGCGGCTTGAAGCACAAGACCCGGCAATCCAACACTTACGCAAAACACTAGCGGAGGGCGAATAGCATGGGGATGAGCGACAAAACCAAAGTGGAGCTGCTAATGGACATCAGGCACACGGCTTGGGTGGTCGGAAACGGCAGCGAAAAGATACCTATGGATAGGGATTGTCTTTTGCGGTTGCAGGGCCATAGCCAGCGACTAACCGATCTATGCGCGGTACTGCGAGGTCGGCTTGAGCAATCGCAACCAACGACGGAGGGCGAATAATGGCAGATCATTCAGCGAACGAACTTAGGGCAATCGCGGAACTTTTGGACGCGATCGAAAAGTTTCAATGCGATCACTCGCACGACTTAACTTTAATTGGCAGTCTCGACGTCTCTGACGGGCTAGAGAATCCAAGGATCGGACAGATGCAAATCAGCGGCGACAACTGGCACTACGTACCGGCAACACAGGAGGCCAAGGAAAATGAGTAGCAATCAAATACCGGGCGTACCAGAGGGGTGGGAAGTCGAGCATGTAAGCAGGTTCGGCGAACCAGGGGAGCATTGCGTCAGCCCCGAAGGAGAGCCGCATTTGATTGTGGTGCGGACTGTTTATCGCGTTTGCATCATCCGCAAGATCGAGAAGCCCGCACGCTATCGACATTTTAAGGATGCGGACGAGTATTTACCTCACTGGGGCAAGCCAATTCGCTTAAAGGACGGGACGGGCTTCGATAGCGTGGTTAGCACTAGCAAGCTTGGAGTTTACGTTGCGGCTGGAAGCACAATTATTCGCCACGCAATGGTTGACGCTTTTAGGCTATTTGAATTTGCCGACGGAACCCCCTTTGGAGTTTGCATTGATGAGTAACACGGTCAACGTAAACACAACGCAACCCCTACGCATTGCGGAGCTACTAAGCGAAGCGGCGGAGGCTGAGGGCGTCGAGAAATCGGCGTTCGTTGGGTTGGCGATTGTAGACAGAGCAATTTGGATCCTTAGGCTAAACCGCAAGGAGACGCTTGCATCGATCCCAGATCGCGGTAGAGGGCGGCCGGTCCGCTACAACCTCAAGGACGCTCCAGCGATCAAACGAAAGCGAGGTAGGGCCAATGGATGAGTTTTATTTGTTGGTCGTGGCTCGGCGTAAGCAGCGAAAGCGGACCAAGGCACCTAACGGGAGATGGCTGAAACAAAAGCCGAAAGACCGGACTCGGATTACGCGGGTAGCGAAATGCACGTTCGATCACTACTCGGCACCTAACGGCGTTGTTGCTGGTCGATGGTACAACCTTCACATTTACGATAGCCCCTTTCGGGGCATGCTCGATGCGGTTTTTGTTGGCGTATCCTCCGACCCTGGCGTAAGGGCAGCGGAAGCACTAGCCGAGCGAATGGTATCGGGCTTGGGTCTTGCGAGCGGCGTGAAATGGGAGGCCAACTGCGGCCCCATCGATGCCGAGGATGCAGCGTTACTTAGGATTGAATTGGAAGTTGTTTAACCTTTTTTTGGAGAAGTTGAGATGCAAAACGAGATTACTTTTTTGAGGCGTCGACACGCTAGCCTAGAACGGGCAGTTGACAACCTGGAGCGAAACCTAAACGCATTCGAGGACTGCGGACTGAACGTAAGCGAACTGGATGAAATCTTCGATCGCATTGATGAGTGCCTGAGTGAAGTCAGGGCGATTCGCGTGGCGATCAGCGACAAGATGAGCGAATTGGAGGTGCGTTGTGAATAAATTCGAGGCGTTAAAACAGTTCCAAGCGTGGCCCCCTGAGTGGCAGCGACTCTGTGCGGAATACTGGATTGAGACGGGGGAGGTTGAGCCTACGAAGGTTTCGACGTTCGGCGAAAGGCTAGAGTCAGCCAAAAAGCTTTTGATGGGCCAGGAAAGCGTACAGGCCAAGATATCAGCAAGGCTAGCGCAAGAGCAACCCAAAGCGGCGAAGGTGGCAGCGAAGCCAGCACGCAATTTTATGCGATACACCCGCGATGAGTTGACCGAAGTGGATTCGCATGTCTCGGAGGGTCGAGGGCCTTCGGAAGTTGCTCGAATCATGGACAAGAAATACCCTAAGCAGCGAACTATCGACGCATGGGAAAAGATGGCGAACCGGATTAAAAAGTTCGGCTTCCTGCACATGATGGATCGGGCTGTCGATGTGGAGTTCAGGTAATGGCAATCCTACTTGTCCTAACTGGCTTTGTCCTCGGTTGCTCCTTCGGTTGCGGAATGGTGCTATGGGGGCTCATGGATGATTGATACCGTCGAGATCTGCCGAGCAATGTTTGCCGGTGGAGTTGTTGCAATTCTTTTGGCTATTTTTTCAGAGGTGATTTATGGGGAGTGACTATTACCAGATCAAGGCCCTCTCGCATTCGATGCTATCCTGTCTGGCTCAAAATCCGATGGAATGCAAAATGCGGTATGTTGACGATCCGCCAAGCCTACCGCCAAAAGACTCGGCAGCGTTCGCTATGGGTCATGCGGTTCATTGCCTAGCCCTTGAGCCTGAGAAGTTCGATGAGCGGTTTGTTGTCGTCGAGAAGGTGCTATCGGCCAATTCGACGGCGGGACAGATTGCGGCTTGGTTGCTCGATAAGAACAACGAGGGCAAAATCATTCCGTGGGCCGGTAAGCCTGAAGGGGTCAACCGGCGAACCAATCTAGGCAAGACGCAATGGGCTAATTTTGAGGCCGATTGCAAGCGAAACGGATTGGTGATTGTCGATCCAGAGGCTATCGAGATTGCTCACGATTACGCTCAATTGGTTAAGGGCAAAACGGTCCTCGACGAACAGGATCACGCCGACGCCGTGGCTTGCGTCCAGGCACTCAATAACCACCCGCAGTTCGCAGCCATCATGGCGCAACCTCGGCGAGTCGAAGTGGAGCATCATTTTGATTTGTTTGGGCATCGCTTCAAAGCTCGGTTAGATTGCGTTATCGACTCTGAGGAATGGGTCGTGGACATCAAAACGACCGACGATGCGCGGCCGTGGAAGTGGAATTGGTCCGCTCAGGATCTTTGCTATGACAACCAAGCTTACATTTACAGAGAGGCGATTTACCAAGCAACCGGGAAACGATACCGATTCTTTTTCGCCGTCGTCGAAAAGCCAAAACCATCGACGCGGGGCATACCGCCAACAGCCGTGGTTTTTGAAGCAGAAGAAGACACAATGAAATCGGGCGAAACGAATACAAAAAAACTTGTCGCTGAGTACTTGCAGCGAATTACAGACAACGATTGGACGCGATCCTATAGCAAAGACATTGAGCCTTTGCGGTTGCCCGGTCGAAGATTTTAACCAGGAGAACGAATTATATGAACGAAGTTATCGAAGGTGAAATTGTCGCGACCGAATCCACGGCGATCATAGCCCAGCGATCCGAACACGAAATGAAAGTGGCGACAGCCAAGAAGTTCCCTAGGTCCGTGAAGGCATTTAAGAACCAAACCAGAGAGCTTGCAACGCTCGATGAGGAAACGGCAGGGCAATGCTTTTACGTTCTTCCAAGGGCCGATAAGGCGATTGAGGGGCCTTCGGTTCGCATGGCTGAGATTGTAGCGGCATCATGGGGCAATCTTTCCTATGGGGCTCGGATTGTCTCGGAGGATGATAAGTGGATTACCGCGCAGGGCATTTGTTACGACTACGAAAAAAACATTTCGGCATCAATCGAGGTTCGGCGTAGGATCACGAACAAAAACGGACAGCGATTCGGCGACGATATGGTTCAGGTGACAGGGCGAGCGGCTTGTTCTATCGCCTTGCGTGAAGCGATTTTCAAGGTGGTCCCGAGGGCCTTTTGGAGCGACATCCTCGATGAAGCTAAATCGGCATCGGTCGGCAAGGGGCTGACGATGGACAAGCAGCGCGAGAAGTGCATGGACTTTTGGAAAAAAGCCGGTGCAACCGAGGCGATGGTTTTGGCTTGCATCGACAAAAAAGGCGTCGAGGATATCACGATAGACGACCTTGTTTTTCTTCGAGGGTGCGCAACCGCAATGAAGGACGAGGGCATCGGAGCGGATCGCATTTTGAGCCGTTCGGATGTTGACGCACCGAAAAACAGACTGACTCCGAAGGGGCCAGCGGAATAGCGAACCAGGATCGGCGGCGTGGCGAAAGTCACGCTAGATAGCGTAGGATTCCACTGCCAAGGTTGATCCCAGCGGTAGCGGCTAAAATGTAATCCCGCCGATCTTTTTATTTTTAGCAATTAAGGAGTTTAGAGAGATGAGTCGAATTAACGACGGCGGGCCAGCGTTCCCGGTGCACGACACCTACCACCCAAACGGTCAGGTTCAATACGGCTCTAGCGGCATGAGTTTACGGGATTACTTTGCGGCTCACGCAAGCGAGCGCGACATTGAAGAGCATTTGGGTGGCAAGATATCTCCGAAGACAGGTTGCAAGACAGACTGCTTGTCGCGAGAAAAAGCAAAATTCGCCTATGCCGATGCGATGATAAAAGCGGCAAGCGAACATTCCAATCCTTTAGGCCAGGAGATAAGGCGAGCGGAATAGCGAACCAGGATCGGCGGCGTGGTCGGAACATCGAGTATCCCACGCCAAGCAGGTAACCAATCCTGCCCGATCCTTTTGATTTTGCGGAACACCCCGCAAGAAAGGCGAATGGTGAAAAATGACAAGACCAGATAAGCAGGTGTTTGCGAGGCTGGTTTTTTGCCCTGGAAGTTATTGCGGCGGAACAGCCGTGCCTTCGGCTCATTGAGCTAGTGTAGGCACGGAAGGCGAGGGTTCAAATCCCTCTCGGGGCTTTTGCCAACCCATTTCGGGGCGGCGTATGGAGGTTGAATGATGAAGGTTACAGTACGAGCTTTCAATGCAGATGGCTACCACAGGGACATTTGCATCATGAGCGAAAAGCAGGTTCATAGCGTCGATCCTCGGATCGATGAGACTTGCACGCTCAGCATGATGAGCGGATTGCTTGGGGTTGCTCATGCGGGCATTGATCCGGCAAAGTTTCCAGAGGCGATTAGGTTTGAAATTGTCGTCGAGAAATGAAAGGGTTAAACATGCTGGAGATACTACTATGGTTCGTCGCGTTTGCTGTTTTTGTGTTTATTGTTGCGTTTATGTTTGCATCGTAGGTTGCAAGGCGCAACCTGTGCGGTATGAGATCGTTCAAGTCTACTAGGAGATTCAAGTGACATGGCTAATCGTATTTTTTGTTTTTGCGTGCTTGGTTGTTTTGGTTTTTTCCTAGGGTGCAAGTCGCCCGCATTGTATGAAATAATCGAGGTTTCAAATGGCGAAAAGATGCAGTATTTGCACCGACGCATTCGAGGCGGCAAAGCGCGACAAATGCCCGAAGTGCCAGCTGCTAACCGATCTTGGAATCGACAAAATCAGGATCCTGCTAAAGCTTGCGGAGACGATTCCGCGAAGGGCAAGGCGATACTTGGAGCGGGTGAACTATTTCACACCGTATTCCGTTGAGCCTATGCCACTATTACCAGATGGCATTAAAGACCATCAAGCACGGCGGGCGATCGGTAGCAATGAAAAGACGAGTGTTTACTGGTGCTCGAAGTGCAACGTGCCCCTGAGTCGTCCATTTTGTTTGGTTTGTAAACTGAGAGGGAAAAAAGATGACCGCTGAAAAGATCGAAGCATTCTGGGTCAACGCAACGGCGAAGGATGTCGAGCGGGTGATGCAGGGCGAAACGGTTGAGGCTAGGTTTCGGGATCACTTGCAAGAAGATTGGTCCAAGACCGTTTGGCTTCTTGCTGGTTACGACTCAACGGAAGAAAATTGCTGGATCGATAACACGGGCTGTCCTTGGCGATACTGCCAAGTCTACCGCGAACCCTCCTGGCACGCCAACAAGCCCGATCCGGGGCCAGGGTATCGGTTGCTTGAGAAGCTTCCTGATGAGGAATTAAAGCCGGGGGATGAGTGCTTTTCGAGTACCGGAAAATGGGATGAAAGCCATAAGGCAACAATCGGCGGACGCCAAAGCTACGGCATTT